TTGTTCATAGTTGCATTGAATTATTGATTACTACATATCCTCTCCGTCCATGAATTTACCGAGGCCGAACCACACAAAGGATTTTTGCCAATGGCGTTTCCCGACATATTGGGTAATCGACCAGCGCGTAACGACCATGCGCGGGTAGGTGTCTGTCTTGGGGTCGTACCCCTTTCCGATCTTGATATACTCTTTCCCGTTGTCGCCGCGAAAGAGCATGAAAAACTGCGATTTCAGCGGGCTGTTGTCATCTACCCATGCGCAGATCAGGATGCGCCAGCCCCGAAAGATTTTTCTAATAGCTCCGATGTGAATCATAAGTTAGCGTATTTTACTTGCGTTACATTTTCGCAGCGCACCCACATCGGGTCGTCTGCATCAATTCCTGCGTCGTCGTAAAGGGCAAATAATCGTTCAGGGAAATTGCATGAGATTACTTTGTACCAATGTCCTCCGTATTCAGCCAACATCCCAGCGCAGAATCGTAATGAATCGAAATCTTGCTGTGTCATAGCCTATCATTTTACAATTTGAGTAGGGTTACAGCTGAAATTCCAGTCGGTTACGTCTGCACAGCAAGTGTGAATTTGCCCCATGTTCATCCCGCATTGGCTTTTCACGATCTGAATAGCCATCTGACGCGAACCTGCTTTGACTTCGAATGTTCCCTCGAAGACGAATTTCGCTCTGACTTTGTAGCTCCGACTTCTCGGATAGGTTTTTAATTTTACTTCTGTCCCCATTGCGTTGAATTTTGTGTTTTTGCGCTGTTTTCTGCGATATGCCGCATTATTTCGGATTCTCCGGCCATCTTATCACCATTGCCTGAAACTCGCGGCAAATCGCCTTAATTTCATTTATCCCGATAGGTCTCATTCTTGAAAATGATGACTTCGAGCATCTCGTTGAATCGGTCTGCGATGCGGTTGCCGTACTTCTCGCGGATTTGCGACTTTGTGAGGTTGGTCGTGATGAACGTGAAGAGCTGCAAATTGTAGCGGTATTCGAGCATATCGACAACCGGATTGAGGACGTTTCCATAGTCGAGAACCTCTATCGGTTCGCGCCCCATATCCTCGATAGCGATCATCGGCATATTGCGCAGGTCGCGGAATGCCTCGAAATCCTTTGCGAACATGACTACCTCCTTTGCATCAACGATCCGAATGCCGGCCCGTTTGCCCTCGAAATGCCCTATATTGTTAAGCCAATTCACCGCCGACTGAAAGGCATACAGGAGGGTTGTTTTGCCATTTCCGGGTACGCCGCAGAGCATTACCCCGAACTTGGCATCGTTGCGGATCAGGAATGCCGCCAGCCGTTCGATATTGGTTTTGGTCGCCTCGTCCTCGATGAACTTGCGGTGGCGATATTCGACCTCCGCCTGATATGCTGCCAGCAGAATATCCGTTGCCTGCTTCAAGCTCACCGACCACTTAAAATTTCCCCTCGTAGTCTTCCGGCCGAGTAGCAGTCGCTTCAGTCCCTCGACGTTTATCACATGATCTTTGTTGATTGATTCCATTGCGTTTGTTATCTTCTTTTTGCCACGTTGCCACCGCCGCGCGCCAATTTTTCATCTTGTTTTTGCCGACATACCATCCTTTGCTCTCGTAAAAGTTCACGAATCGCTCGGCGTCCACCGTATAACCCTTTTCCCTGATATAAGAATCTACCTCCTCAATAGAGGGCGGGGAAAAGCGTTTTTCGCTTTTTCCACTTTTCCCCTCTCTATTGTCTTTTATATTCTTATTATTCTTATCTTCTGTGCAGGGGTCGTTGCACCCGTCGTTGCAGGGGTCGTTGCTCACCCCGTTGCACCCCGTCGCGTTATTCTGCTGGTAATCATCATAATTAACTATCGCAATTATCGTTGCACGGGTAACGGGGTGTTTTGAGCGGCTTATCATCTGATCTGCTTCGAGTAGAGATAGAAATTTGAGGATGGTATGCTCGGATGGCCTACGTTTCACGCCGTCGTCATCCTTATACACCCACCTCTCTTGGAGGTAGTGGACGGATGCGATCAGTTGTCCCCGTTTGATGGTGACGAGGACTGACTTCACAAGGCGTTTGCTATCTTTCCATTCGGCGAGCATCAGCAGGTCGAGCCACCACTTCAAATAGCGGGGCCGTTCCCAAATCCAATGCTCCCGAATGGTTTGATATATTTTTATCCATCCTCCCATCATCTATTTCCCCACGAAAGCAAAGTAGATTTCAGCGAATTGTTCCCCGGCGTATTTCGCCAGCGCAGACGATTTGAAGCAAAGGCGAGACCCGAAATACGCAGCCGAAGACGAGGGCGAGTTAGACGAATTCGCAGACGCAAAACCGGCATACGAGCCGTAATACGCAGCACCGCCGAACAGGACAACTTTCTTGCGTTCCTCCTTGTTCATCTTGGCGATCTCCTCCTTGGTGTAGAGCCAAAACCAAGGATAGTAGCGGTATTCGTCTTTGGTAAACTGCGGCGTCCATCCCTCGTTGAGAGCGGCGGTAATGATGCGGAGTTTGAGGTAGGCTACGAGATCGGAGCTAATATCCGAATCGTCTTCGAGGAATAGATGCCGTTTGTGGTATTCTTTTACGAGCGGATGGTTCTCGCCGAGTTCCTTGAATGCGTCATCAAAGGTCTTGATCCGCTCCATGATGTTCTTCGGGCGGAACATCTCCTTGCCGAAGAGATTTTCGAGCATCTTCTTGTTGTCGGCATTGCCGTTCTTGTAGGCATCGAGCAGATTGTTTTTCTCGATGTAAATGTTGTTTCCGTTCATTTTCAGTATATTTTTTAATTCGTCTTGCGTAAAACATTTCGCGCATTCCATGATGAAGTGCGACAGATGCGCTTTGTCGCACCAATAGCCGAGGCGGTTGCAGTCTGCGATATTCCTGACATCACGGTAAATCGTGAGTTCGACAAATATCTGTCCCTCTTCCTCCTTGCGGGTCTTGTCCTGCTTTACTATCAGCATTGCATTCGATTTTTTAATCACTCATATCGACATGGTGTACATTCTTGCATTGATCGCAGATATATACCACATCGTTACACCGATACAGGTATTTGGAATTATCGAACTCCCGCCGGATATGCCCGGCTTCCCTACATTTTTTTAGTTCGGAAGCATTAAAATCGAGTTGCCATCCGAGGTCGGTATATCCCTTTGGCAAGACGAATTTGTTTCCGTTAGGGTTTGGTATTTTTTTCATTCTCAATTTTCTTTAATCGTGGAATAATCCTTTTTGTCAGTCTTACGGCATTGATGAGCCGCGTATTTCCGCTGTCTATCTGCACGTTTTCGAGTATCTGCGGCAGGCAGCGGATCAGCGTTGAAACTATATCGTTCGGCACGGGTCGCATATCAGTAGGGCATTTTATCGAGATTGACCTCCAATCCTGCACGGGCGATATATGCCGGTTTTCCGGCGATTTGCCGTACTTCTTCGGCGAATCCTTTGGCATTGCTGTTGCCGTCGGAGAGATGCAGTAAAATCACCTCATTTGCCGCCGATAGGTCGGTCGTCCGCAAAATCTCTTTCGTCGTCTGCAATTCCATGTGCGAACCCAGCAGCCGTCCCCGCATGGCGGGAGGCATCCGCCCGCTGTCGATATTGCGCTGCAAGATTGCATCGGAGTAGTTCGCCTCGATCATGATGTGATTCAGGTTCGGCAGCCGGTATTCCAGCATCATCGTATCGGTGATGAAAAGCAGGCGTCCCATCTCCTGATGCTCGATGACGAACCCGACGCATGGCACATCGTGGACGACCGGCAGTACGAAGACCTTGAAGCCTCCCACTTTGTAGCCGTGCATCGGTTCGATTATCTTGCAGAATACGCGATTTCTCGGATTGGCGGCGTCGAATACATCGGCGAGAGCCAGTACGCGGATGCCGCAGGTGAGAAAGTCGTTCAACGACCTTGCATGATCTTCGTGTCGGTGAGATACGAGGCATCCTACCACCTTGCCGAGCTGCCAGCCGAGACCCTTTTTGATGTCGCGCATCGGTATTCCCGCCTCGACGATCAAAGTTTCATCGGCTGCTTCGAGGATGTAGCAGTTGCCCCGTGATGAACTCCCCAAACATTTCAAGATCATACTCTCGTGCCGTCAGATCAGTATTCAGGTGCAGGAGCGGGTGCGGCCTGCTCCGATCCGGTTTCCTTGACTTCCCCCGTTTCCGTATCGACCTCCTCGTATTCCGTTGCCGAGAGATCGACCGTCTGCGCTGCGGCATTATCGAGTGCGTCGTTGCGGTTGGACATGGCCTCATCCTCGACATCGTGAGCCATCGCGTTCTGCATCTCGACGGAGAGATAGCCGTATTTCGACAGCAGGCGGCGAATCACCGTTTTCAGAGCCATGTCGTTGAAGTTGCCCTCCCATCCGACTTTCTTGCCGATGATGCCGTCGTTGGCTTTGGCGATGAGCTGCGCGACGGTCGTCTCTTTCTTCACGGAGGGAGAATACCGCTTGGCGTAGGCGGCCATATCCTCGACGGTTACATAGAGCGTCTTGGAAAAGCCGTTGAGCAGCTCGAAATAGCAGAAGTAGCCGATGATCTTGTCGGAGGTCTTTTCGCCGTCGAAAGCGATCTCTCCCGTGAGCTTGTTCACCTTGCGGACTTCGCCCTCATAGACTACATCGGCATTGATCGTCCGGTACTGCCCCGTTCGCATGGCGAGCTGGATATAGCCCTTGTAGCCGGGGATGAACGTCGGCGTCGGAACTTTGATCCATTCCTCGCGTCCGGTCTGCTCGTTGGTTACTTTTACCGAGTTGTTGTAAACCACGATGTAGGCGAAACCGAGGGCCTTGTTCAGAGGTAGGCGGAGGGTTGCCGCGCGGAGTGCTTCGATGATGATTGCCGAGGGCTTGCAGGTCTGCAAGGATTTGTCGCCCGTATAGAGGTCGATGAGCGATGCGACGAACGTATCCTTGTGCTCGCCGAGGGCGTTCTTGAACTGCTCCTGTATTGACGGAGCATTGAGCTTTATTACTTCCTGATTCTTAGCCCATTCATCCTTATACCCGTTCAATGCCACCATCGTATATTTCGTCGGATCGATATCTACAATAAGAATATTACGGACATATCTCA